TTGGGCGTTGGCACCAACAGCCAGTGGGTGTAGTCGTAGTCTGCGTAGAATTGAGGCTGACCTGTCTGCGTGTCGTCTGGCCAGTAACTGCGGCAGTACTCATAAGATCGAGTATAAACAGGCGTGACTGTGTTGCCGTCTTTGGTTGTCATGCTGATAGTTTCACGCCAGCGGTTTGGTTTAGCGTAGGTGCTAACCCCTGTGGACAGTGATGTTGTAACAGCAACGATGAAACCTTGGATTTTTAAATCACGGGCAATACGGCGTTCAGCCATATTGATAAGACGAGGCAGCTGCTCGTAAACGTACGGATCGTCTGCTAGCGTGAATCCACGCTCTAAGTATCTACGCAAGTCAACTTGGAGACTCGCAAAAGTCATTGCATAAGCCATGTAAAATCCTCTTGGTTACATGACTACTGATACAGCAGTCCAATTTTTAATAATTATGCCTTAAAAACAGGCAAATGGAAACATCTATTTACTCTTTACGGAATAGTGCAGCTTCATCTTTGCGACGGTTGTCCAAGCCTTTTAGCACTTTGCCACCGCCTTTATTATATTTGAGCAAGCGTTGTATAGCCGTAATTTTATCCCCACGCAAAAGCGCCTGACGGACTGGTGACCGCTGTAGTGAGCCAAGACCAAGGTTAAAGCTAAAACTGACCATAGAATCAAATTCATTCTGTGAAAGTTTGATAGGTAAATAACGTCCAACCCCTCTTTCAAATCGTACGACATCCTTAGCCAATAATGAGTCAACTTCTTCCTCGCTCCATCTACGGTTATCTTCAGGTTTTAAGGGGTATGCTTTTCGCGCAACCATGCCTTCTAAACTTGCTGGTATTTTGGCTTGCTCAGAATATAAAACATGACCAACACCAACTGTCCAAAGTCCTGCTGGACATTTATATGGCTTATATCTAACACCTTCGTGGTGCTTGAGCAGTTTAATTAATTCTTTACTTACCTTCACGATGCTTTTCCCATTGGCGAGAACCAAAGTAGAAGCCAATTATGCTAGACACTATAGCCATTTCGTCGTCAGAGAATACCAAGTTCATGGCCGTGCTAAAATCTACCCCTGTTTTAACAGCCCAAACAAAACCTGCTACATCAATAAAAACCAGCAATCCAACAAATGTGAATGCAATGTATGGACGCACTCTACCGTTTAGATCAACAACGGACTGCGATGCCTTGTCCATAATTTTCATGTCATGCGAATAAAGTGCTTCACGCTCTTGTGCATAAGTCTGCACTTCAATCTCGTCTAATTTTATGGCTTCAATTTTCTCTTGTGATGCAAAACCAGCTGCAGCCATTGCTGCTTCACGTTCTGTCTGCAAACGAGCCATAGCCATTTCATGCTTTTGATCGCCTTTTTGCTGAAAGAAACTCAATAAACTTGGTAAGGCTGATGAGCCTATGCCTAATAAACCTGATATTATAGATAACATAATTAATTCCCCAGTGGATTTGATGTTGCACGTTTAAGTGCTTTAAGTTGCGACTCTATACCTTCACGCGTAGCTTTCATTTCCTCACGCACCCCAAGCAATGAAGCTGATGTCTCACGCACATTGCCGTTGGTAATTGCTTTAGCTTCATTTGCAGTGCCAATAGCATTGGACACTTTCTCTTGCATGGACACTAGCTGATTAGATGTAGTCACCATAGAGTCTTTTACTACGTTTACTGAAGCTTGCTGTGCAGACAGTTGAACCTTTAACGCATTAACTTCTGCTCGTAACTCTGCATCGTCATAAGGCTTGGCTGCCTCAATCGCTTCAGTCGCCGCTATAACTCGGTTGTAAGTCGTTATGCCTACGTAGACTGTCCCACCTAGTGGCGCTAATATCCCAAAAACCACTACTAATAGCGTTTTCGCTGAGTAGTTCGAGTAGGATTCCTTGATTTCCTCTAAGCTCATACGGTAACTCCTGCTGGTATGCCAATGCGTCGTTCAATTGAATCTCTTGAATCTGCATCGGTTTGTTTAAAATTTCTAGGCTCAACACTATCCCGAACCCTGGAACCAATTCCTTGCCCTTTGGCGTCTGTGGTTGCGAGGTAGTCGGCGTAGCTCCTGCAGGCTGAGCAGGAACATTCATCGTTTGGGTTGGCGGAGTTGATTGCGCAGTTCCGCTCGTCGCTGCTGGAGCAGGAGGTGGCTCTGCTGCCACTTCTGTAGGAGGCTCTGGCGCAGGAGCAGGCGGCTCTGGAGCAGGAGGTGGAGGTGGCGCTATTGGACTTGCTGGATTCACAGGACTTGTCATGTTGGTCGGATTTGTTTGGCTCTTCTGGCAAGTGTTTTGAGTTTCTACCCATGGTCCTGCCACTGGCTGCCCGTAAGGATCTGGACAAGACAAAATTTGCTGCTGAGTTATAGATCCCACGAACCCATCTTGACATGCTACTTGCCTTTCTTCGACACTTGTGCGGCAGGTCGGCGGTGCCGCTTGGCACGACCTTGCGATTTCAAACCATCCTGAGTCGACTGGAGAGCCGTAGGGGTCGGGACAGTTTTGTTCTCTTTTAAACGTGACCGAGCCGATTTGGTTATTCCCACAGGTTTGCCTTTCTTCGGTAACGGCACTATAAGTGCAAGTTGGCTGCGGTGGCGGTGGCGGAGGTTGGCTACACTCCGGAATACCAGGATAAATTTGGCAAGCAAGCTGTTGGCAGGCTTGAATAGTAGTGCCTTGAGCAACGCCAAGACTCGAGTATACAGGACCATAATCAGCCCACTGACTTGCGTAACAATATGCTTGAACATAATTACTCCTTAGAAGAATCAGGCAGAGGAGTGATAAGGACAAAGTTTTTGCCATAAATCTCCTCAAACCAATCGGGGTGTAAATCATACCATGCCTTTCTTGCTGCATCACCAATAGCACCCCCGATAGGGCAGGGCGAACCGCTCATTTCCATAGCTACCCAGTTTTCATGCGTAGCTGCACAAGCAAGGGATACCGCCGCAACCTTCAAACCGCTGTCGCTTAGGAACTTAGCCCAGCGCAAACGAACACAGTTATTATCAGTCACCATGGTGCCGCCTGCTACAGAAAATACGCCCCCGTTAACAGCACCACTGACACCAATGCCGCAAACATCTTGACTGAAAGCTGACATCGAAGGAGCCATGGCAGAGGGGACAGGTTGACCTTTGTAGTTGATTGTTGTTTCATCTGCATGCGCCGCCGTTTGTGAAAGCAAGAAAATAATTATGAAACCAGCAACGCCAATCAATATATGCTCAAGACGTTTAAGCCTAGCATTTATTGTTTCGTACCTGAATGCGCATAAAGCCTCATGCGAATTAAGTCTAGCTGCGGTTTCATCAATCTCACTCATAACATTCATCCAAATAATGCAACTACTACAAAACCAACTACGCCACCTAGAGTAGTTGCTACCCAATCCCAAATGTCCGCTGTGTGCTTGTCAGGGTGCATGTAATCGTATATCTCTTTTAATGCAGCGATGATAGCTACTACTAAAATAGAGTACGCACCAATGAACGGTGTCAATACAGCAGCTATGATAAAGCCACAGATGAAGTGCATGAACTTATCCTCGGCTACCTTACCTACTAACCAAGTAGGATAGAGTTTACCTAGCAGAGCGTTTACTTTAGCTATTAGCTTTTCCATTATGGATGACTCGCTTTGTATGCTTCAAACTTAGCGTTAAGTTCTTGAATTGCTTTTAAAAGAATTGGAGTTAAACGACCATACTCAATGTTCCACGGCTCTTTTTGAACATCATCACCGCCAACACCAACTGGCTCACCATAAATTTCATTAAGCTCTTGAGCAACAACCCCATATTCAACATGAGAATTGTCTTCTTTCCAATCGTAAGAGCGGACTTTTATATTGACTATTTTATCTAAAGCATCTGGAGCGTCAACAATGTTTTCTTTTAATCTTTGGTCAGATGATGTGCCGTAAGTTACAGTAGTTACTCCAGAGTGAGAAATTACCCCAGCAATTCCATCTGTTGAATTTAAAAACATCACATAACGAGCGCCAGTTGAATATGATGTTCCAGTATCTTTACTGACTAAATTATTATAAGTACCAAGATTCCCTGTCATCTGCATTAAAGGAGCTTGTGCAACACTTGTTTCGTTTAAAAGCAATACTCCACCTGATGTCAGCCTCATGCGCTCTGAACCGCCAGTAGACCAAGCTACCGTATCAGCAGCAGGAAAAAATATGCCAGTATTAGTATCACCAGTAGTTGTTATTGCAGGAGCGGATGCTGAACCTGCAGAAAATGTAGCAACTCCACTAGCCACGACAGTAGTAGCAGCCACCGTACTAGGAGTAGTCGCACCTAGTGTGCCGTTTAGTGCGCCAGTAGCAGCACCAGCAAGCCCTGTTGTTCCATCTAAAACTATAGCCATTATTTATTCTCCAACGCAGCTAGTCGTG